AAGTTCGCCCGTGTCGAAGGCTCCGCATTTACCATCGGCACCGGCGTGGGCCAGCCGCGTGGCCTGTTTGCCTACACCACTGCGGCAACCGGAGACGACACCCGCGCATGGGGCACCTTCGAGCATGTCGTGACAGGTGCGAACGGTGCATTCCACACCACGAAGGCCGACCCGCTGCAAGACCTGATCGGGGCATTCAAGGACCAGTACTTGCAGCGCGCTCAGTGGCTAATGCGCCGCGAGGTCCGCACGGCCATTCGCAAGCTCAAGGAAGCTACCAGCGACCGTTACTTGTGGGAGCCAAGCCTGCAAGCAGGCCAGCCGGATCGCCTGTTGGGGTACGCAGTCAATATCGACCAGTACGTTCCAGCCATCGCCACCAACTCGCTGTCACTGGCGTTCGGTGACTTTGCTGAGGCATACCAGATCGTTGATCGGATTGGCGTCCGCACCCTGCGCGACCCATACACGGCCAAGCCGTATGTTGTGTTTTACTCGACCAAGCGGACCGGCGGCGGGGCCATTAACTATGAGGCTGTAAAGTTCCTCAAGTTCGCGGCGTAATTGAAAAAACGGGCGGCTTCGGTCGCCTGTTTCCCCAAAATCTGAAAGGAAATAATCATGTCTGATGCAAACAACGACCTGTTCAACGGGATCAACCTCAAGCGCGGCATTTCGCCTTATGACCATGCAACAGGTGACGCTGCCGTGGCCACCGAGATCATCGATATGCAAGGCGTATCGGCCCTTACCTTCGCCATTGCCACGGGTAGTCTGGCCGATGCCGATGCGACTTTCGCCGTATTGGTCCAGGAATCCGACGCATCGAATATGGCTGGCGCCAACGCCGTTGCCGATGCTGACATGCTCGGAACTGAGGCGCTTGCTGGCTTCGCTTTTGGTGATGATAACAAGGTGTTCAAGATCGGCTACAAGGGCTCAAAGCGTTATGTCACCTGCACGATTACGCCGAGCAACAATACCGGCGCAGCCTTGCTTGCTGTGATCGCCATCACCGTCCCGCAGATCAAGCCTGCCGCCAATCCTCCGGCGTAATGTGATGCAGCATGGCGGGCCAGCTATGATGCTGGCCTGCTTATTAATTCAGGGCGGCTTGTATTATGATCGTTGTTTATTCGGGACCTACAACTGAGCCTTTAAGCATTGCCGAGGTGCAGACTCACTTACGCCTTGACGCAAGCAATCAGGAGCCGGCGCCGGGAGTTATCACAGCCGCACTGGCAGGCACGCCAACCACTGGAAACGTTACCGCCGGCGCTCACAGATACCTTGCAACTTTTGTCACTGCCGACGGCGAGACGCAGGCCGGAGAAGTTTCTTCGGCAGTAACCGTTGCCGATGCTGGCGTAAATGGGCAGGTGTCGCTAACCGCGATCCCGGTCGGCGGCGCGCTTGTTACGTCGCGGAAAATATACCGCACCGCAGCTGGCGGATCGGTTTATCTGCTGTTGGCAACCATCGCCAACAACACGGCGACCACCTACACCGACAATATTGCAGACGCATTGCGTGGCGCGCAGGCCCCGACCTCAAACACCACCGGAGACCCGCAGCTTTCGATGCTCATCACAATGGCGAGGCAAGAAGCTGAGCAGGCGTTGCGCCGTAGTCTTGTGACACAAACGCTCGACATGTACCTCGATGGTTTTCCGTGCGTCGCGATCATGCTGCCGCCGTTGCAGTCCGTGTCAGCGATCACCTACACCGACACGGCCGGCGTTGAGCAGACGCTGGCCGCCGATCAGTACATTGTCGACACTACGAGCAGGCCAGCAAGGATCACCCCGGCCTATGCGGTATCGTGGCCTTCAACGCTCGATCAGATCAACGCCGTCAAGATTCGATTTATCGCCGGATATGGCGCGGCATCTGCTGTCCCGTCATGCGTCAAGGCATGGATGCTGCTGCGGATTGCCGAGCTTCACCCGTCCGTAAAAGAGCCGATTCCGGAATACGCTCACTGCCTACTCGATCCTGAGCGCGTCACCGGGCGGGCGTCATGACTACTCCGTGGGTTGTTCCTGCTGACATGTGGGCCGGCGAAACGGTTGCCGTAATTGGCGCCGGGCCTGGCATGACTGTTGAGGTCGCTGATCAGTACCGCGAGTACAAGACAATCGCTGCAAATCGGGCGCTGCGGTTTGCGCCGTGGGCGGACATGTTTGTCTGCATCGATACGGATGCCGCTTTCTGGGAGGGCGAAGAGGTCAAGGCATTTGATGGAATCAAGGTCTGCGGAACAGTATGCGATATTGATGCAAGGTATGTCGGAATGCACTATGAGAAGGTGCAGACTCATGACGGTGAATTGCACATCCGCAACAATGCGCTCGAGGCGATGCGGATCGCCGCGAGTTCCGGCGCCGCGAAAATCATACTTGCAGGAATCGACCCAGAGGCGTATCAAGAAATTCACGGCGTAACAGGTTTTCGTGGGCTTGCCGAAGGGCTGCAACAAGTCATTGATAACCTTCGCTCATCTGGCGTGGAGGTCGAATGGACATAGGCCCGATCAATTCCCGCTGCCGTATCGAGCAAAAGACGGTGACGCAGGACGCCACTTATGGCACCGAGTCGGTTACGTGGTCACTTGTCGGCGTGGCGTGGTGTGGGCTGCGTGATGAGCTGCCGAGCCGGTCAGAGTCTGTCCGAAACGGGCTGGCGATGTCGTCTCAGCGTGTCAGAGTGCGAATGCGATACAGGACGGACATTGACAGTGCGATGCGGATCGTTATCGACAGGCCTGGGCGGACGGTTTACCAGGTCGTCGGCGGGCCTGCGGTACTCGGCAATAAAGACGGCATAGAGCTTTTCGTGGAGCGCGTGTTATGAGTGATCAGGTACACGTAAAAGGTCTGTCTGACCTTCAAAAATTCATCGATACGCTACCTGCGAAGATGGAAAAGAACGTCATGCGCGGGGCAGTAAGAGCTGGCGCGAACATCATCAAGGCCGAGGCTATCGCCACGTGCCCAGTCGGCACAGCAAGGGTTACTGCGTACATTCGGGCGGGCGGAAAGGTCAAAAAGACCGGGGCCATTGTCTGGTATGCCCATCTGATCGAATACACCGGAGCCGTCGCCCATATCATCAAGGCTAAGGCCGGCAAGGTGCTGTCGATAGGCGGCGGCCTTTACAAGTCCGTGACGCACCCTGGCATGCAGGCGCGTCCGTTTTTGAGGCCGGCGCTTGATAGCCAAGCGACACGAGCGGTCACCGCTGCCGGCAAGTACGTCAAGCAACGGCTTGAGACAAAGCACGGGATCGACACGTCGGACGTAATCATCGGTGAAGAGTCATGAGCGGCGTTTCTGTTATCAGGCACCTTCTGGCTAATAACGCCGCAGTGTTAGCGGTTGTCCCGGCTTCAAGAATCATGGCCGGCGCATTGCCGCTAAAGACGACTCTGCCAGCCATCAGTGTGACACAGATCAGCGGGACGCCTGAGAACCTGCTACGCATTAATGAGCATGGGAAAATGCACGCAGATCGGGTGCAAGTGACATGGCTATTCAGCGGGACGCAAGCTTCGCCGGCTGGGTCCGGGTATCCTGGAGTAAAGGCGCTTGGCCAGTTGATCTTGGCAGCCTGCCCAAGCCAGCGCGGAACAGTCAATTCCGTGGCGGTTGATTCTATTTCTCCAGGCTCAGAGGGACCTGATATTTTTGACGACGAGCGGTCCCTGTACGCACAGAGCCGCGATTTTTTCGTAAAATGGACCGGCGCTTAACCGCCATCTTTTAAGGAGCACAGCATGACAGCACACACCGCAGTTGCGTCACATACCGATACCGTTTATGCCATTTCCGCCAGCCTTCCGGCTACCTACGACGCGGCCGGTTACGGAGCGACAACGATGGTCTATACCACCATCGGCAAAGTGTCGGATTTCCCGGTCTCCGGCGCCCGGCGTGCGGTCAATGAGTTTGTTCCGATCACCGGCCCGGTTGAATTCACCAAGGGCTCTCCTCGCTACGGTCAGGGCGATTTGATTATGGC